CAATTGAATTTGAAAAAATAAAAAATGAAATCCTTACACTAACATATCAGTTAGACTCAGTTGAAGGTTTGTACAATAAATTTCTAAAAGAATACCAATCAAGAGGAAATGTCTAGTCAATCTATACTATATCAGGGAACAGTTTTAGACAATAAGGACCCACTCATGCTTGGTAGAATCAGGGCTAAAATCAATATTATAAATTTACCTGATACACTGAAAAGTGTGGAGGATTGGAGTAATTCTGCCGATGCTTGGACTGAAAAAGACCCACTGATTTTTACTCCTTTAATACCCTATTTTTTGTATCAAGTACCTGAGGTTGGAGAACTAATTCAGATTATGTTTATGAATTTTGATTTTAAATTTCAAAATCAATTTTACATACAAAGTAATTTTTTCTCTCCAAGCTCATCTTTCTTCACGTACAATGCTTCAGGTTCGTACAATACAGGAACAGGTTTTCAAGTTAAACCCCCAAGGAACCTCAAGAAAAAAGACGGAAATTGGGATGACCCGACTGAGGCCGGAATTTATCCTGAACCACTTGACAATGCACTTTTGGGTAGAGGAAGTGCGGATGTGATTGTAAAAAAGAATGAATTGATTTTACGGGCGGGTAAATTTTCAGAACCACCTCAATCAAATACTGTTGCGGTTTCTAATCCGAACCGAGCTTTCTTACAACTTTCTAATTTTGACAGAACAAAGTCGGGTGAAGAAACTCAGAAAATTATTTCTACCACACCTATTACCTTGTTAGTAAATTATTTAATAGAATGGGTTATCAACAATCCTGAAAATAATGCAAATAGATTTAATGGTTCTGTATATCTATACTCACTGAAACCATCAGTTAAATACAATACAGATAATTTTACAGTGACCACAGAGGTTTCTGTTGCCGATAAATTTTTAATTGATACGGAAAATTTCACTCAATTATCGATGATAGACACAATAGGGTTTATAAATTCATATATATCAACGTGTAATCAAAGTAATGTGAGTAGAACGGGAGCTCAATTATTTTCTGAGTCAACAAATAAATTTCCGATTTTTTTCCGACCAACCGTTGAGATGTATAACATAATAAATCCATCTTCTGGTATATCAAACATAAATGTAAATTCGAAAAGAAATCTGAAAATAGTATACAACGGTACAAAACTGAATACCGCAGACCCGGGTGGTTATGGATTGATTTGGAAAAAAGATACAGTTGGATTACCTTCCAAGGTTCAAATTCAAGAAGTAAAAACTAGTAATTTTAAATACCAACCTAATACTTTGGCAGCTTTGGGTGGTCAAAAAATTTACCTATTATCGCAAGACTCTGATATTGAAGGAAAACAAAAAATAAATTTTGCAAATTCAGTTTACGGAATCGCCGAGTCTGCATTCACAGAAACTATACAATCCAATACATCAAGTATGGTTCGAGGTGAAGAATTACTCGAACTAATCAACTTGATTTATAACTTCTTAGTTTCCCATACCCACGCATATCCTGGTTTAGCACCTGTATCAAAAACTCAATCAGGAATCCAAGTAGAAGATTTGGACCGAATGATGCAAAGTGCAAGAAGAAAAATATTGAACTCAAATATTCGATTGAATTGATATTTATAAAGAAAAGTAATGTCAATTTTAAGGTCCTATATTGATAAAAATAATACCATTATTTCAAATTCTTACGTAAATACAGGAAGAAATCCTGTAATCGAATTGAACTTTGGTGCTTCTGATTTTGTAATACCCAACTACGGATTTACAAGATTTTTATTTGATTTAGATTTATCTCTTTTAATTTCAAATATACAAAGTGGAGTAATATCTACGGGTTGTACGCCTGGTATAAGTGGTTTGACTCACACTTTGAAAATGACAAATACCTCATCATTTGATAATGAATTATTGAATACATTCATGTCAAACGAAAGAAGAAGAGCAACTTCATTTGATTTATTTTTGTTTAGAATCCCACTTTTCAGTGGAAACACAGGTTCAACACAACCTTGGGACGAGGGTGTAGGATATGATTATAATGATTTCAATATCAACCAAAATAGTGCTCAAGGTGGTGCGAATCCTTTGACATACGTTGACCCAAGAGCTTTCTCTACAAGACCTTCAAATTGGTACCAAACTTCGACTGTGGACAATTGGTCTGAGCCAGGAGTTTATAACAACAAAAATTTGGGTGTTGTAAATTTTTCAGCCCTAACAATCATAGACCAACAACATTTCGAGTTCGGTAATGAGGATATAAACATGGACATGACATCTGAAATAAATGGAATTTTAGATGGAACAATTACAGGTGTTACAGGATGGGGTATTGCATATTTTCCACAAGTTGAAAATATAACAGGTTTGACAGACAGTTATTCGGTTGCCTTTTTCTCAAGACATACTCAAACGTTCTACCAACCTTATCTTCTTACCAACTACGACGATTACATCAAGGACGATAGAAATATCTTCCTAAAAAACCAACAAAATAAATTGTATCTCTATGTATACCAAAACGGAGATTTGTCGAATTTAGACACGCTTCCGTTCGTTAGGATTGAAGATAGACTTGGAGTTGCTGTAAGTGGTATGGGTTCTCTAACAACTTGTTTGAGAACAAAAGGGGTATATGAGGTAATTATTCCTGATGGATTCACAGGAGCAACTCCATGTGAATACTTTGACGTTTGGTCCGGTCTAACTATAAACGGACAACCTTTACCAAATGTTACAAATCAGTTTATACTTCAACAATACAGTGCTGGTATACAAATAGGTTCACAATCAAAAGAACCTTCAATATATGGATTTGATTTTTATGGTATCCTCCAAAATGAACAAATTTTAAATACTGATATCAGAAAGGTAGGGGTGACAATTAAAAAGGCATACACAGGGCAAGTGCTGTTAGAAAATATCTCAGCATTTTATAGGGTTTACGTAAAAGAGGGCACCACAGAAGTCCAAGTTCAAGATTGGACTCCGATAAATAGAACCCCCAACGAGTATTATTTCATATTTGATATGAGAGACAAAATACCAAATCAATATTATGTTGATATCCAAGTGAACACTTCAGGTGAGAAGGATACTTATAAGAAACAATTAACTTTTAATATAGTAAATGTAAAATGAAACGTATAATTAAAATAACAGAAAAAGATATCACCAAGTTGGTGAAAAAAGTGATGAAAGAACAACAGTCACCTAATTATATGTTTTTTAGTAATTTAGAACAAATTAGAAGGCAAGCCGACTTATTATTACAATTAGACCCCAATACTGTTGACGAAATTTTGATGGCAGGACACGATTGGGCCGATGACCACATTACTGTTGCGAAGGAAAACATGGACCAGGTTTTTGATTTTATGATGAATGAAACTAAAACATCTAATTACCCTGAGGACAATTTGAGTGAGGGGGAGAAGAAAACAGGAACAAAACTTTGTGCAAGAGGTAAAGCAGCGGCAAAGGCCAAATTCAAAGTCTATCCAAGTGCATACGCAAATGGATATGCGGTTCAGGTTTGTAAAGGTTCAATGCCAGGATTGGATGGTAAAAAACATTGTTCAGGTTCTTATTGTTAATTTAAAATTTTCCCATATTTTTGTTTCATGGAAAAGAAAATTGTCGGTTACGTACCAAAATTACTCTACAAGGTTTATCTCTATCTTCAAGAAAAATTTGACCCACATCCCGAAGTGACTTACGAGGAACAAACCTCCGTTGAGATTTGTAAGAATTTAATAAAAGAATCTGAATCTCGATTGACATTTGCTCCACGTTCATTGAAAAGGTTTATCAAAAATGATAATTTTGGAATGTTCATTGTGATACATCAAAGAACTTTATTTCTTATCAATCACGTATATAGTTACAGCGTATACATTGAAAATTCAGATTTATATTCTGAACTCATAGAACTATTCGACTCGGAATTAGAAAACAGAAGAGAAGTTCTCGAAAAAGAAATGAGAAGTAATATTCAACATTCCTTAGAGGATATTCTTAAAAGGGTGACTAATAATTCTCTTTAATTATTCTCCTAATCAATCTTTCCAAAGATTCCTTTCTTGGCATATATGAAGACATCGTCGGTTTATTACCTTTACCAACTTTAGGCTCCTTTTTTTCAGCATTCCTCTTTTTCTGACAGGCAGCTCTTTTTTGGGAATCACTCATTTTTGAAGCAACATGAACGGCTCTACATTTCGGATATGCCTTAGATGATGCATTTTTTCTACCACAAGGGGGATGTTTACCATTTTCCTTTCTACATATATTCACCCATGGACCTTTAGGTTGTTTACTTCCTTTGGGTTTTTTTTTCGTTCCGAACCACACGGCTAAATCTTCTTTGATTAGTTGTTCCTCCAAAGTTTGATTCACCAAATCAGCCACCTCAGGAGGTAAACCAGACATTGTGGGGTTCAAAGCAGACCCCTCTTCATCATTTTGTCCTGTGTAAAATTGTTTGAGATACATGTCCACCTGAGAAATTTTATCAGTTTTATTTTCGATTTCTTCTCTTTCTTCAGGTGACTCTAAATAATCACCATCCGCTTCTTCATAAGCCAATTCTGCATTATCATAATGATAAACTTTATCCGTGAAGGGGCCCAATTGATTGTCTTTCCAAATTTGAGGTGCTAACACTACAGGTACTTTGAATTTACCCGAGCTAGCTGATGTTGTAGCCTCTTTTATTGTTTTTCTCATTCCAATCGATTATTATTTATAAATATCTCAAAATTTAAATATGGAAACTAATAATCAACCAATTGGATACTTGTTTCAATCTATCGGATACAATTCTCCTATAGATTTAAGAAATTTAATAGACGATTTAACATTGGAACAATCAATTATTTTTATCACTAAATCCTTGGAATACGCATATGAAAAAGGTGCTTTCACAATGATTGAAACTGAACTAATATCTAAATCTTTAGCGGTTTTAAACTCTGAAATTTCAAAAAAAATAATAGAATAAAAAAAGGGTCCCGAGGGACCCTTTTATATTTTTGGTTAGACCATATTATCTCAACTCTTTCAAATCGAATGTTCTAACACCATCAACTGTGATTCTACCATAGAATCTGTTGTTCACCATTTTCTTAGCATATCTAGTCATGATACCTTTGATTGGTGTGAAGTTGAATGGATTATACATTGTTGGAGTAAGTTGTAATGGTACATATGGTGCGTAGATGTAACCTGTGTCAAGAAGCGATGTTCCTTTGTGTCCAATCAACACTTGGTTTGGTGGGAAGTAAGGGTCTCTGTAAACTTGATATCTACCAGCGAGAGTACCTACTCTTTCAATACCCATGTTATATTGGTCCTGCTCAGGAGCCGCGTTTGATACGTGGAAATATTCCAAATCATCAAAAATTGCAGAAACCTCAGATGACACAACAATCCAGTTAGCACCACCTCTCAAAGTAGATTTGTGAATTTGTGCCGACAATTGGTTGATTGCAGTAATCAAAGTTTGATTCCAGTCTTTTTGAGTATAAGAAACAGCACCAGTACCGTTACCTAATCTCTTCCATCCGTTGTAATCCCATCTCAAGTTCCAAGCCGCACCTTTTCTGAGGTCTCTCAAGATTTCTCTGTCGATTTCAGCAGCAACTTGCTCTGACAATAAAGCTGTCAATTCAGCTTCAGCGTCAATGTTGTGGAATGCCGCGACGTCTTGTGCCATTTCAGGTGACCATTGAGCTCTCAATTTTCTTTCAGTTACAGAAACTGTCACTGACATAAGGTCGAATGAAACCTCACCAATCTTATCTTCGAATTCTAAGTTCTTATAGAGTCTATAAGTTGCTGTAAATGCGTTGTTCGAATCAGTGTTAGATGAGAATGTTGAACCTGTATAACCGTCCATAGATGGTCCACAAGTAATACATGTTGGAACTTGAAGGTCGATTTCCAAGTAAATGTTGCCATTCACATCACAAATGTTATCATACTGACCACCATCAGTTAAAGAATTCGGGAAGTCTAACCGAGCATTGTTGTCACCGTATTCTACGATACCCTTACCATATCTTTGAGTTACTACTCTGAAAAGATAAGGACCACCACCCGCAGTAGTTGTGTTGCTAGAAACACCATAAATTGTCAAATCAGACAAGAATGCTTCTGTGTCAATTGGGTTACCATCAGGACCAATCAATTTACCAGCAGCTGCTTGTGCGAATCCACTCATGATTACAAGAACTTTTCTGAAGTTACTTGCTGAGTTACCTACAATCGGAGTAGTTGTGTTGTAATTGCTTGGTACTAAATTCAACGTAGTATTATCCCAAGCTGCTGTAACAACTGATGTAACTGCCGATGTAATTGTTGAGAATGAACCTTTTGAGTAGTCAAATAAACCTGGTGGGTCTAATGCTGGTTCGTTACCTTCATAAAATCTATCATAAAGGTCTCTTCCATCGTTATAGTTATAACCTTTATTTGGTGAATCAGGACCATCTGGTGCTCCATAAGGTGCGTAGTGCTCTGAAAGACCTGGAAGTGATGGAGTATCACTATAGCTCTGAATGTTAGGTACAAAATAGAACAATTTACCGATTGGTAAGTTCATAGCCTGTACAGATACGATATCGTTAGCTAACAATTTAGAGAATACTCTTCTAACGATAGGGAAAACCACAGTTTCAAACGCACCTGTGTCAGATGTCGTTGAAGCTTCGTTTATCAAATAGCTAGCTTGGTTTTCATAAAGCTGCGCGATATTTTCTCTCATGTGACCTTTAAGACCCTCTAAGAATCCTAATTTGTCCCATTTTCCGATTGTGTCTTCTTTGATAACTTTAAGGTGTTTTAACCCGATGTTACCAACAAGACCTGATTCTAATAATGCTCCCATTGTAGTATTATTTTATTTTTTTGATTTATTTTTAGTTTATCTTACTCATCAAATCTTTCATTCTCAAGAATTGAGGATTTTCGTAGGTTTTTGACTCTATAAGATTCACTGCTGAACCTGAAGAAACATTCTTATTTAATTTTGTTTCAACAGCTTCAGTTATTGGTTTAGTTTCTTCAGTTGATAATTCGTCTTTGATTGCTTTATAAAGATTTTTAGATTCTTTCAAAGTTTCAACTCCGTCAAATCTTCTGAGGATGTTTATTTTTTCTTTTTTAGTTGTTGAGTGTTCAGTGAAAAGTCTAGTTGCGTATGCAAGATTTGAATTGAAGATTGCAACTTCGTTCAATTTTTCTCTAAACACATTTAATGCTTTTCTATACTCATCATTTTTTTCTCTCAACATACTAACTTCTGCTTCAAGAGATTCTACTTTCACACCATTAGAACCATACACAAAGTTTCTATTGTTGGTGATGCCTTTTCTTAGACCTCTACCTTCTTTAGAACCCATACCGTAAGTTCTTGCCGCTTCTTTAGTTTCTCTTTTTTCGAAACCCGCGTCATCTCTACGAGACTTTTCTTTTTTAGAATGTGAACCTTTGAGATGCTTCATAGCTGTTTTACCATGCTTCATTCCCAATTTTTCATCTTCTTTATCTTTGTATCCCTGACGACCTTCTTTGGTTTCAACTTTCTTGGATTTACCTTCCATATTAGCACCTTTCTTGTATTCGAATTTAGCCTTACCAGTTCCCATAGTTTTAGGACCTTCTTTTTTGTCCTCTTTGAAACCACCTTTTGCAGTTGTCTTGTATGAGAACTTTGGACCTTTACCAATTCCAACACCTTTAGGTTTTATCGCTTTCTTGTGATTGTAAGACTCCTCAATAGACTCTTCCCAATTACCCTCTTCTAAATCATCAGATTCTTCTAAATCGTCTGATTCTTCTAAATCATCAGCTTCTTCTAAATCGTCTGATTCTTCTAAATCATCAGCTTCTTCCAAATCGTCTGATTCTTCTAGGTCATCTGACTCTTCTAAATCATCAGCTTCTTCTAAATCATCCGACTCAGCCATTTCATCGGCCTCATCATCAGCTTCATCATCAGCTTCATCATCAGCTTCATCGTCATCTTCTCCTAGTTCGATTTCATACATGACTTCATCTTCCATTTCCATTTCGTCAGAATCGACGTCAACGTCCATTTCAGTTTCAGTATCATCTTCCATAGAATCTACGTCAACTTCCATTTCAGTTCCTGGTTCATCGAATAAAGTCGCCATAATGTCATCGATTGTTGCTTCTTCCATTTCTTCTTTCATAGTTTGTCTTTTGTTTTTAGACTCACCCATGTTGACTAAATACTCAACATCAGAATCATCATCAGTGATGTGTAAATTATTACCATCTTTTACTACGGTGATTGAATCCTCAGGATTCATACGTTTGAAGATTTTGAAAAGTTCGTCGTTGGGTAAACCGGTTAAATCTTGAGTTTCGGGTTCATTTTCAAAGTCGATTTCAATTTCGTCTGAAAAATCATCCATTTTATCAGTATCCATGTCCATTTCTGTGTCATCCACGTCTGTAGACATTTCAACTTCGTCGTCTTCAATCTCATCTTGTTCAGAAAGAGATTCTTTTACTAATTGGTTGATTTCTTCCTTCATAGTTGAAGCAAGTATTCCTTTTGCATTCTCGGCGATAGCCTCTTCAACATTTTTCATTTGAATGAGCGCCTCTTCTACTAAATTTTTATTTTCTTGCATGAGAAATTATCTAATTTTTATCTTATAAATATTACCAAATACCAAAAAAGTTGATTTTCAACTAATAAAAAAATTTAAGATATGTATTGCATACCCATATACGTGATGGTATCGACGTTAGAACCCAAAGCACTGTAGACCCAATTTTTCGTTTCGAGCCAACTTGATGATGTCACAAAAAATTCACTTCCGTCACCCATACCAATATAATACACATTAGAACCCATATTTTTGTCAATAGATAAAGTTGTATTATATATGGACAATATAAAACCCTCTTCCGACTTTTTTGACATGACAATGTCGGCACATGAACCAAAAGAATCTGCAACTACAAGAAAATTTTCTTGTGAAATTCCATTACTCCAATTTACTATATAGTTATTCATAATTTTATCTCAGTTCGTACCAAACATAATCTGTTTTGTTTATGGACAAAAAATCTGTAATATCATAATTCCTTCTGAAAAATTCGAACACAGAGTCGAATGAACTTTCTGCTATATAAACGTTTTGTTTTGTTCCACCACCATCAAAATAAATGGCATTATAAATTGACAGACCTGAGTTCATATTGAATACATTGTCAGTATTTGCGTAACTTATTTGTATATATTCTCCTGGAATCGATAGGGTGGATGATGGACTTGCGGCATTGCATAGATAAGTGTTTTTTTTCCCGTTATTTAATTTTGTTACTAAGTAAATTGCCATAAAATTTATTTTATTGAGCCCATAAAAATCATTGGACTATCCGATACGGTTTTCGTAACTCCAAATGCGGAAGATGCGGTTAAAGCTGCGTCATAATTTTCTGCAGCAATTATCAAATTATTTTTGAATTTATTGGGGTCCTTTGAAGATATTCTTACACGATAGAATTTTGCTTCTCTTGGGGTTTCCCAAATTGTATATCCCCCATCAACGAATTTCATTTGTCTTATAGAGGTCCCTTTGGCACTATAATACGCCTCAATATTTCGAATTTGTTTTGCACTATTGTAATCAGAGTTAGTATTTGTCCATACATGAGTCGTTCCATCATCAACTACAACATTCCAATAACCCAAGGCTTGTTTACCTCCTCCTCCGTCTATTCCTGCTATAGGTCCTTCGTATATTGGTAACATGGCTTATATATTTGTTATTTGTAAACTTGATTTACTTATTTTTATTACCTTACCAAAATTCTGTGACATATAATTATAAACGTCTTTATAATCCACACCTAAAACAACACAACTTTTGGTGATATTATCCAAACCCACAAAGGTCACATCAAAAACCACCTGTGTTTCTAAACCTGTATCTTGAAATTCAGACAAACTAGCAAAACTCAATTCGTAAGGCCTATATATATCAAGATAATTGAAGTAGTCGTTGAAACTATTGGTATTATATAGATAATCATAATCCACACCTTCAATGTTTCCTGATGCAACTATTCTTTTTACCATAACCAATAAATATCACCAAAAAAAAAAGTGGTCGTTTGACCACTTTTATTTTTCTATTACTTCATCAATTTTACTCTCTGAAACTGAGGTTATTCGCCAATCATAAGAAAAAGATTGATACCTTGTTGTAACCTTGGCCTCAACATCAGTCACTGAAAAACCTTTCACCAATTTTTCTTCTCTAATTTTTTTAATTTTCCCTGTTGTTTCGTCGGGTAATTCATATTGAATTTTTGCTACAAAATACTTTTCGTCCATAGTTAAATTATTTTCCTAAATAATCGGATAATTTTTTCATCAAATCAAGTGATTTGTTTGTGGTTGGGTCTGATTTAACCTTTTTTTCTTCTTCCAAATTTTCTTCGTACTTGTGTCTGTCATTTACATCAGAAAACAAATAAGCACCTGGTGTTGAAGGTGAAGATACCAAATCAAAACAAATCAATTCGAAATCATCTTGAACTTCATTTCTTTCCCCGACCTTTTTCAAAGACCCTACCCCTCTTGATGAAACCCCCATAGTGACACCTTGTCTCATAAGGTTAGCTGCAACATCCCCTTTAGAGGATACTATCCCCCTCTCGTGAAACCCTGGAGTTGTCAATAATTTTAATTTTCCCATTAGAATATTTTTATCCCACCATATATCAGTGATAAGATGTGATACTCTATCTAAATCTATAAGTGAAGACTCAGGGTGATTTAATTCAGAAGTAGATAATCCTTTTTCAATTATTTTTTTATATCTATCGGATTCTCTCTTCAAAATTTTTTCTGGGTAAAACCTACCATTTCTGTTTGGGGTGTCATACTTCTGAAGTACAGCATAAAATTCAAAAGGATTTCTATAATCCAAATTTTTAGCTTCTTTTAACATATTTGCATTATGTTCATCTCTTGGGGAAACATAACCAGCGTCCATCTCTATTAAAATACCATGTCCTGTTTCATGTGCCTCTAAAATTCTGAGTTGTTTCATTCTTCCTTTTAAAAGATAAATATATTGCTAGTATTGTTTAATTTTTTGATTTCGAAAAATCAAAATATTTGTTATTGGAAATATTATTAGTATAGATATTTTTTACAATTTTTTTGATACCCTCTTTAAGAATTGGTGACTTGAATTCATAGTCCTGAGAAACGAATAAATTTACTTCCAAATTAAAAAAAGATTTTTTTCCTTTGTTTATACCACTCGTTCTTAAATCTAAATCAACGATATTTTTCTCTAAAAAAATTTCCTCAGTTATCGAATTATATACAGAGTGTTTTATTTCACGATTCAAATTACAAACAACTCTATTCCAATTATCATACTCCATTTTCGGACAAACCCAAGATTGAATGTTTATGTAGATTGACTTTAAATTTTTAGAATCCACAGTTCCGTATACTGATTTAATTGGTGTAAATAAATTTAGTTTTACACTTTTTCCTTTTTTCATTCATTTTCATATTTCATAGTTTATTTTGATACAAAAGTAACCATAAAGTTATTTATTGTCAAAAACACAATATATATAAAATATGTTGATTATCGAAATAACCAAATCGGAAAATTTAGAGAAGGCTTTGAAAGTTTTGAAATCTAAGGTAATAAAGACAAAACAAAATCAAAAGTTATTGGAAAAGAAAGAATTTGAAAAGAAGTCTGTTACTAAAAGAAAAGCATTACTAAAAGCAAAATATACTCAAAGAAAGAAAACGAACCTATAGGTTTTTTTCCAAACTCACTAATTTTACATAGTTCATCTGATTAAAATCCTGAGTTTGAATTTTCTCTATAGTCTCTTGTATTTTAGATTTTAATTCCTGTTCTGATTCGTTTGTGAGGATTGTTTTTAATTTATCTATTGTAGATTCTTTCAAGTTTTGATAATCTTCCTTCAAGTTTTTACTATCTGTTTTTACCACATTCATGAAAACTTTTTTAGAATCTTCATCCATATTTGTGATGTAATTCTCTAATGTCTGATTGGCAATTTTAACCATACTAGAAACAGGTAACTTTATAGATTCCTTCAGACTTTCTTTCTCAGATTTCAAAATTTGAATGATTTCCTTTTTAGCGTTTACGCGTTCAGATAAATTTAAATTATTTGTGTAAACTAGTGTGTCAATATTTTTGTAATTATTATTAGTAGTCTCTTTAGCAAGTTTGGGTAATTTTACTGTTGGTAAAATTCTATTGATTACAGATAATCCTTCTTCTAAAAAATCTTTAGCATCACCTTCGTTCAAACCTTGATTTGTAGATAACTGGTCATAGACAGAATAAAGTTTGGATATTGATTTATTATTCAATATATTAGACTTAAATTCATTGATACTTTTCTTGAATTCTTTTTCACTTTTGTAAGATTCAATCAAGTGGTTTTCTATGGCGGTTTTTATCTGTCCGAATGTCATTACTGTAGGTTTACAAATAAATATTAGGAATTTAGTAACTTGTCTAACTGCTTGGTAATTTCACCCAAAGAATTTTGCCCATGTGACAAATCTATGTTGGTTGAACCTTCAATAAAGTTATTTTCAACTAAAATGTTCAGTTCTTTAGATTTAGATTCCGGTGTAACTTCGCCTCCTTCGGGTGGTGCTTCCCCACCAGCAGGTTCTTCAGGTGTGGGTGGTGATGGCGGTGACATTGGTTCTATTCCTGAAGGTTCAAATCCACCTCCAGTTTCGGTTGCAGTTTGAGTTGGTGTTCCTCCCGTTGTTGACCCGTATAATTTATCTAGATTATCAAATATTCCCGTTTTGGTAATAACTGTTGGAGTGGCTTTCAATTCTTCACCGACCGCTCTCTCCAATCTCTGTTGTTGTAAATCTAATTTGACTTCATCGTCTGACCAACCAAAAATATGTTTTTTAGCCCATGTTGTAGAGGTTGCTGAAATTCCACCTCCAGGGTCAGATACCATGTCTTTATAAAGTGTAACTTTTTCTTTCCAGACATCAATTTTGAGTAAATCAGCTTGAGTGGATGGATTAGTAAGACCCAAAGTAAAATTATCAAGTTCATCTTCAAAACCTAAAAGAAACAGATGAACAATTGCAATTTTATTCAGTTCCTGTAACATACTTTTTTGAATCCTGTTTATTGTTCTGGCGAACCTAATATCCTGCAAAGAAAGATTCTTACCGTCACCCACAACTTCTTCAAACCCTAAAAACGCTTTGGGTACTCTTAAAGCTGTCAACAGTTTTTTCTGAATATATTCAATATCCGCAATTTCTGATAGATTTTGTGCACCAGGCAAGGTATCTATTGGACTAGGTGCTGCTGGGTCACGTACAGGTACAAAATAGTCTTGGTCAACGGCCATCTGATTGAATCTCATATCCACTTGACCTGTCTTACTGTCAACAATTTGTTCTCTCTTGAATTTGTTTGCCACACGTTGTACATACGCTTCAACATCGTCATCATTCATGTTTCCGACAAATACCTTGAATATCCTTCTTTCTGGAGCTCTCGAAGTACGATAAATCAACATCGCATCTTCGGATAACAATAATTGTTTCCAAATTCTTCTGGCTTTTTCAAGCATTGAAGTTCCGTATGGTAGCCTTCTATCATCACCCAACAGTCTAAAGTGAGCAATTTCCCAAGACTGAAAAGTCATGTTTTTATTTTTCCAATCGAAGTGAAGTGCTTTTCTATCTTCAGGTCTATCGGGTTCTACTGTAATTTTTTGTGAAGTACCAACTTCTCTTCTCTCAATTTCGATTGTAGGTAGTTGTTGACAACCAACAATTCCCTTTTCTGGGTCGAGTTTGAGGTAAACAAAGTTATCACCATACTTACATGTATTTCTTGTCCACATTGGTAAATTGGTGTTGATATCCAATGTATTGTTGAAAAGGTCGGCTAAAACTGATTTGATTCTTTTTGATTCTGAATAAATCTGTAATATGAAACCATCCTCATTGGTTGTTGTTGATTCCTCAGCATAAATGTCCAACGCCGCAGAAATTTCAGGTGTATACTCCATAGACTCATAATCATATTGCGCGG